GATGGTTTCGCCAGGAGGGCTTTGAGGGTCAGGTAAGGGGAACTTTTCTACATATTGTGTGATAAATCGGCGACGGCCAGCGTAGAGCTTATTGTTGAATCGAAGGTCATAAAAACGTTCGATAAAGGTAGAATTTCCAACTGCCGCTGCAAGCCAAAGCAAGTCTGTCTGGGCGGGGTTTTGGCAAACAAGCCAATAACAATCGCCATTCACAACTGTGCCATCTAGGTCGATCCAGAAGGTCGGCTCCTCAGAGATGTCCCGAAATACAAGCTTGGGGCGTTCCCAAGCGTCTGGGTCTTGCGGCACCCATATCTCATACCACTCCCGTCCTGCTTCAATGACATATTTCCGTCCCTCGAGAGTCGGACGGTGTGCCGCAAGGTATGCATGACTACGAGGGCAGTGAACTAGATCCACCGCACGACGTCTGCCCTGCACAACCTCGTGAGGATAGAGAATTTCACTTGGCTGTTCAGAAACGAGTGACTTAAACCGACGTGCAATATGGTGCGTTGTAAGCGGTTTGAGAATTTCAGGCCGCTCATTTTCCGGCATATCCTGCCAATCATTCCTGATGAAAACTTTATCAGCACAGGTTTTTACACCGACTCTGATTTTTCCAATGTCGCGAAAAACTCCCCATGTTCGGGCTTCAATTTTTGCCAGCCAGGCATCATCAGCTTGTGTTGCAACCCGCCAAATGCCGTCAGAGGTGCCGCTCGTATCCAGCTTACCCTGCCTGACATTAAAATATCGCCCGTCACCGATTTCGATCACGCCGTCATAATCTAGGGCGGTGATTGGATCATTGGCTTTTTCAGTTGCCTGTTCAATGGTCTGGTATATCGACGTAAAATCTGGTGTCTTCCGTTCTTGGCCATTTTTACCCTCGACAAGCAGCACAGCAGGCAGGACTGCAGCGTCAAAAATCTTGGTGTCACCCAAGTCCCAGACATGGTGAATGTTGAAGCGATCAAAAAGGGCAGACCTAACTGATGCGCCGGATTTGGTGGTCATGAAACGGTTGGAAACTATGATTCCAGCGGTACCATGGGGATTAAGCACATGGGACATGCCAAGAATAAATGCGTAATATAGATCCACACGACCAGCCAGACCAAACTTTCCAGCAAGAAATTGCGCCTGCGAGGCCCCTATAATCTGAGTGCGAACGTATGGCGGATTGGCGATGATCAGGTCATATGTTTCAGGAATGGTGGAACAGAAAAGGCCTCCTTGGACACCAAAATCCTCAAGAACAAATTCGAGAAAGTTCTCGAGTTTAAAATGGATGGATGCGCAGGGAAACTCCCTCTGGAGCCGCTTCGTAGCGATCTCAAGGGCTTCAGGGTCTGTCTCAAAACCATACACTTCTATACCTATTCCCGGCTGCCTATCAGCCAGATGTTCAAGCAGGCTAATAAGCAATTCCCCATGACCGATAGCGGGATCAAGGATTCGAAGAGGGCGGTATGTCGGAATCTTCTCAGCTGTTTCAATAATTTGTTGCGCAACAAAATCTGCGAGAACTTTTGGCGTATAGGTTGCTCCTCCAGCTTTCTCTTCAGTTACGACCTGATAACGCTGGGCCGGAGTAGATGCCTGTGCCTGTTCCATAAATTTCTTACCCTGATTTGCAAACTAGCGCCTAATTAACGCTACTCATAGTCATCCATTTTAAATAAAAGGTCAACGCACATCAGACTAACCCGGCAAGTTAACAATACCAATCTCTCCGAATAGCCAAGGATTCCGCTCTGTGCAAGAATTCATCGCATGCAGAACCTCTTTAAAAAAATACTTGGCCTTGGCAGCACGCGCTCGTTTGACGCGGCGGGTGGCGGTCGCCGTTGGGAATCGACCCATACGATTGACAGCCTGAACACAACCATCCTGGCTGGAGCCACCACGGCAGCAAGGCGCGCCGGATGGTACGCCCGGAACAACCCCTGGGTCACCGCATCCGTGGACTCCTTGGTCGGCAACGTGATCGGCGCTGGTATCAAGCCGCAATCGACTCACCCGGACCGCGCCGTTCGCGAGACCTTGCAGGCCTTATGGCTACGCTGGACCGATCATGCCGACGCCGGTGGCCTAGCTGATTTTTACGGCCTGCAATCCATGGCCGTCAGGGCGATGGTCGAAAGCGGAGAAAGCTTTACTCGGCTCCGTGTTTCTCCCGAGGCTGGTTCTTCAGTTCCCCTTTCCATTGAGCTTCTGGATCGCGAGCAGGTCCCAACCGACCTGCATCGTGAGATCGGCGGCGGGGCACGCATTCGTGCTGGCATCGAGTTCAACTCTGCCGGACAGCGCGTCGCCTACCGGGTTTCAACCTCCCGGCCAGACGACCCGCTTGGTTCTTTTCGCATGGAACCAACCCGCGTCCCCGCCACCGATTTTATTCACCTGTTTAAACCGCTCGCCGCCGGGCAACTGCGCGGCATTACATGGCTGGCACCGGTTTTGCTACGTCTCCATGAACTGGATCAATTCGAGGATGCCTCCCTGGTCAAAGCAAAAGTGGCAGCCTTGTTTACTGGCTTCATTACCGACCCCGACGGCACCGTTGGTGGTTTGTCTGGCAACAACAACTCCGGGGTTCTCACCGTCGGCATGGAGCCCGGCAGCCTGATCCCGCTCCCTCCCGGTGCCGACATCAGGTTTTCAACACCAACTGAACACGACGCCTATGCGCCCTTCGTCAAAAACCACCTGCGAGCCGTAGCCGCAGGCATGGGCTTGCCTTATGAACTGGTCTCAGGCGACCTGGAAGGGGTCACCTATTCCTCAATCCGTGCTGGGCTGATCGAGTTTCGCCGCCGTGTGGACCAGTTACAGCACAACATCGTCGTCTACCAATTTTGCCGCCCCGTGTGGGAACGCTTTGTTCGTCTTGCCGTATTGGCGGGTGACTTGCCTGCCCATGATTTTAATCAGAATGCAGCCGCCTATCTCGGTTGTGAGTGGCTGCCGCCCAAGTTTGACTACGTGGACCCAAAGAAGGACGTGGAGGCAGAAATTCTCGCCATCGACGCCGGTCTCAAATCTCGAACGCAAGCCATCTCCGAGCGTGGCTACGACGCAGAAAACATCGACGCAGAGATTGCCGCTGACAAGGAACGCGCCGATGCCCTGGGGCTGTGCTTCGAACCACGTCAGGCAACCCAGCAACAGGAGGTGAGCAATGTCTGATACCATTAACATCATCAATCGCCACGCCAGTATTGCGCCCCAGTCCGTCAACACCGATGCTCGCACCGTCGATGTGGTCTGGTCCACCGGAGCCCCGGTCAAACGTCGGGACTTCGACGGCAGCTATGTGGAGAAGTTGAGCCTTGATCCCAAAGCCGTGGACCTGTCCCGATTGATTGGTGCCAGCGTGCTTGATGCCCACCGCCAAACCGCAGTCCGTGACGTGCTCGGCACCGTCCGCGACGCAGCCGTCACCGGCAAGGAAGGCACCGCCACCATTCAGTTTTCGGCCCGACCCGAAGTGGAGCCCATCTGGCAAGACGTTACCGCCGGAATCCTACGCCACATCAGCGTTGGGTATTCCGTCGAGGAATGGGCTGACAGCACTGAAGACAACACCCGTGTTCGCACAGCAACCAAATGGACCCCACACGAGATTTCACTTGTCCCCTCGCCCGCTGATCCGGGCGCAACCGTTCGCATGGAGGAAATTAACATGGAACACCAGAACACCGCGTCCGAGGATACTCCGGCGCAAACAACCAATGACAATGCCGGGACGGATGTTATTCAGACCCGCGCCACCATCAACACGGAGATCCGCTCCATTGCCAATGTGGCTGGATTGGATCAATCCTTCGTCGACGGCCTTATCGACCAACAAGCCAATGCCGACGAGGCCCGCCGTGCCGCCTTCGATGAACTGGCCAAGCGTAGTGGTGGAGATATCCGCACCGAACAGACCCGGGTGGAAATTGTCACTTCCCACGATGATCCCGAGATCCGCGCCCGGCAAATGGGTGAAGCCCTCTACAGCCGGATTAATCCCGGCCACGAGCTTTCCGAACCGGCTCGCCGCTATGCCTATGCAACGCCAGTGGATATGGCAAAAGAACTACTAACCCTGCGAGGGTTTCAGGTGACCGGTCTGTCGCCCGCCTCCCTAATTACTCGGGCTTTGCACACC